CAATCCCATCATTGCTGTCACTCGCGCCACCGAATGTAACCGTGCGTGTTTCAGTACCCGGAATCTTATTGCGATGGTTGAACATGAGATCAGCGGTGTCAGTCAGTTGCTCAAGATTCAAACTGATCTTGCTTGCGGTGCGATACGCGTTGCAAAAGCATGCCGTCGCGATGTCAGTCACTGTCTCTTCAAAGCTGATGTTACTGTCATCAAAAGTATGGCAAAACTCACGTACAGCGGAGATACCAAAGTACGTCTCTGCACCATCCAACGCGCTGAAGATGCCGTCAAGGTCTAGCTCACTCGCAGTGCGCCCGCCTACTTGCGGATCAAGCGCAAGCGCACACAGAATCTCCCCGGCGTCCTTCGTTGGCCCCATATTGTCAGTGCCCGGTACGTACGTGAGTACGCCACCCACAAGCTGACGTTTCTGAAGGTTCCGTGTAACGAGCATGTTTAGTTTGCTGCTTTGCTGTGCAGCTTGCCCACCTGACGCATACGTGACGGCCTGCACCATCGTGACATCCCCGAAGTCCAACACGTCAACAGGTGACACCGCGTAGCAGTCGCGCCACTCGATGAGATCAACAATGGTGCCTGTCCATGAGAGATCAGTAGGTGTCACGCGCCGGGCCATAATCTGACAGCTACCGGGCAAGGGAAGTGTTGACTTGAGTGTAACGCCGCGCTGATCCAATTGCGTGTGCGAACCAATCAGTGTAACGGTGTCGTAGAAGAATCCCCCTTGTGGGTTCCCGTTTCCATCAACGGCCTGAATCGCAACCTCAAGGTCAACGTTGAACGCGTACTGCACGCCGTTGCCGTTGTCTTTGTATAGGCCATTAGGCGCAACAAAGTTATTGAAAACTTGATTCATGTCGCGCACGTCCATGACGAACGGGCCAACCCATGACACGCCTAGATCAGCAAGCACAGCGTTGCACGTCACTGTGCCAACGTTGCCATCATTGTTCAAACGATTCCAGTCAGGTTGAACGAGCGCCGGATTCGCCAGCGTCAACGTGTTGCTCGATACAGCAAGTACACCGTAACCGCCGTTCAACGTGAATACGTCAGTGATCGTGCCAGCAATCGCGGTTGCGTTCGATACGTTGATAGTGTCACCGGGCGCGAATATCGTAGTGAGATCAGGCACGACGCCGCCGCTATCCGCGCTAACTAGAATCTGATCCGGGTACATGAAACGTACGTTGTTGTCACCGTTCAAAAAGTTGTGATTACTCGCGCGCATCGGCTGGCTATTCACGCCGGTAATCTTGCGTGTGCTGATGACACGTTGATCGATCGGTGTGCCGAACTGGTACTTAGGTGACGGCCCGCCTATCGAGTTAGGCGATGTGAAGGGCGCGTACACCGCAACAGATGCACCGGCGATATTCAAGATTGGCGTTGTGTTATCCCGCACATCGTTTGCCGTCTTGATTGTGTAGTCACCAACCCCGATGACTAAGTGACTAATCTCTCGCTCGACGTTGCTAATAAATTCGCGCCACGGCTGCGCGATGAGATCGGGTGTGCTGCGCACTTCGCCCACAATGTCAGGGATGCGCTCATTAGGCCGTGCGCTATTCTGCCTGTCTGTGAGTTGGTTGTTAGGCGATTGCTGCACATTCGGTTTGACACCGGCGCTAGGCCGGAAGATAAATGTCAACGCGATAGCTGCAAGGCCAATGACAATCGCAATAACAATGCCGATGGTGATAGGGTCTGACGGATACACAACAACATAAAACTCACCATGCATTGCCATGAATGCATCGAGGCTGGCCGCGTCGTGAGGTGTGATATCGTTACCGACTACTACAGCATCACGGTAGATGCGCGCGTTGTCAGGCCAAACCCCGGCGAAGTATTCCATGATGTAACGTGCAGCATTATCGCAAGTCGCAACGTGCCTGCGCGGATCAAGCGGGTTCTCACAGATAGTAACTTTGCTCATTGATAGCACCTAACCTTAGTGAAGAAACGTGTAGCCACCGGGAAGGTGTCGAAGCGCGGGCCAGTCGTAGACAGGTGGAAGACTCGCCCATCGTAATACACCCCTATGTGTGGGCTGTAGCCTTTTCGCTGCATCACGACTAGGCAAGGTGACACCGGCGCGGCCAAGGGCGATACAGCGCGGGTAATCGACGCTTTGAGCGACCCGTTAGACATGAACCTGTCACGAAGATTCTCACCTGTCAGGTAGTTCCACACCTCGCAGGCGAGATCGAAACACTTGTAATCGCGGGTACGCCTGCGAGTGTAGAACCTGTCGAGACTCATTACTCACCCCATTCAGGTAACTCAACAGTTTGCCCCGCCAATGCGTGAAAGCAATCAGAAAGAAATTCAATCTTGCCGTCAGTCACCCATGAATGACAGCGGCTTGCTGGATAGTCTTTGTTGCACAGCAAGGAAGGTCTGAATGTTGGTTTATCCATGCTTCCGTTCCATGTCCACAACGGTGCAGGCGTGCCGTCAGCGCGTGGCTCACGGCGCTGTGGTGCAACGTGAAAAGGATGATCGTACCCGCAGCCGGGGCATGTGAATACCAGTAAACCGGGTTCGTATTCTTTTAGTTTCATATCAACGCCTTGAGCATTGGAAATCGGTTCATGTCGTACGATTCGCCGGTGCGGTTGACGCTCAGATAAGGTGCGCTGACATCTAGACTTGAACCTGTCTTGTTGAATGCGATGTTGTTTAGCACGTAACGCAGCGGCCCGATGAGTGGTGTTGTGAGATCGGTAGACTTGTAAACGCGATAGAGCACAACAGGTTTGATTTGAAACGTACCACCGCTGCGCACAGCGTCTAACTGCTGTGGGAGCATCTGACCTAAATCACCGAACGACACCTTGAATGATTGATCTAAGTTAGCCTGTGTGCCGGATCGCGTAAGCTGCATTGGTAGATAGTCAAACGTCTTCGTTGTGCTGTCTTCCAATGTGACAGTTACACCGCGCGCAGCATTGCGCACGACATAGAATGTCTGTGTGAAAGCAGGGTGTGAGACTTGTAACAACTCAAGCCCCACAACCCCGGATCGGCCATTCAAGTAAAACTCGCTTTCAGCGCTCATTACGCAATCCCAACAATCAAACCGTTTTTGACTGTGACTGTCGCACCGCCAGCAGTCAAAAATGATCCGGTGACGCCGGGCGACCCATCGCTCGATTTGAATCCGCCAGCGCGTAAGTTGCCATCAACACGCCATGTGCCCGTAGCAGGGTCCATAAACAGATTGCCGCCACCGGCGTAGTTGATTGAGATAACAATAATCTCAGGCGTAATGCCGTCAGCAGCGGGTTGCGCCACGAACACTACAGCACCGTTGCTTTGTGGTGCGCGTTGTGAGTGGAAAGGTGTAGCGAAATTACCTGTCAACAGAATACCGCCGGGTGCAGTGATCGGCCCGCCAGCAGCTTCGTAATACTCTGGTGGGTTGGTGTTCTGTGCGCGAATCAATGCGACGTTACCGCCGCCAAATCCGTGCCCACCAACATCAAGCGCAAATCCTATCTGGCCCGCACGCGCGTTCGACGGTGTTTCTTGAATGCGTGTCACCCATAAGCCAGTTCCACCGAACACCGGAAAGTGTGGGTTCTCTACACTGTCGCCCGGTGCCCACAAAACATTGTTCTGTTCAAGTGTGCAGTCGATTCCTTGATCCCCGTTAGCTACAATCTCAGCACCGGGATACAGATTGAAGTCTGAAGACGCGCCACCATCAGCGCGCGCAGCCTCTTGGTTCTGCTGAGGCAACGTAAAAGCACTTTCAATACCACCGCCGACTTGCAGCCCATATATAAGATCGCTTCCGGTAAGCGAACCGAATGCGAAGTACGATGAGCGATAGCCGCTGAATCGAACGTTTGCACCGAAGCTGATGTACTGACCTGCGATGCCGCCTTGGAAGATGACAGCATTTAGGTTAGGGTTACGCAGCTTCATCGTCAACGTCATTGTGCCGTCGTGGTGATCTACAACAGCAAGCAACTTAGCTTGTTCCGGGTAATTGCTGCCAGCCACAGAAACGTGCGATCCCACAGTGAAGACGGGATACACGCCACCAATCTGAACAAGCTGCACGATCACATCAACCTGTTGCGGATCATCAACTGTAAACGTGTTGAATGGCGCAATAGGGGATACTGTAGTAATGCCGATTGCTTCGCTGATCGGCAAACAATTAGCCGTCACAGGAAGCGCGCCCGGCAAAAACGACGATGTTACTCCTGCGTGAGTAGTGAAAGCACAGGGTACTGACGGACTAAGCATGTTGCCGGAATACACACCCTTACTCAAGTTGAGCATGAATGCGCCGTCAGTTGTCCATGGGTTGCCGCTTGTCTTGGTAAACACCGGATGTGTGTCACCAACGACGCCAGTTGATGACACAACCGTGCCATGGAAGTAAGAGAAGTTTTCTTGAACGTGAATCGTCGCGCCGGTTACGCCTTCGTCAGATGCAGCTTGAATGCCGCCGTCACTCTTGGTATACGTGTATAGCCCAGCGGTATCACCAACAGCATGCTTCTGTATAGTACCGCTACGTAGTTGATGGATTCCGCGCTGTGCAACGGCAAGCTCTGCGCTATCAGCAAAGCCTGTTGTCCATTCGCCTGCGTTACCAAAGTTGCGGCCCGGCCCTTGTATGCTGCCGGTTGTGCGCCGCTGCATAATAGAGGTGGCACCCGATCCACCAACATCGCCTGACGGCTGCACAAACGTCATATCGCGTGTGTCAGTCGCCGCAGCCGCGTTGCCGGGCACATTCAGATGCACACCTGTGGGATCAGTGGTCATAGCTGTGTGTGTGAGTGTTGCGCCTGTGTGCTTGTAGAACGCCAAACTCAACTGCGTGCCGGGTAGCACACCGCCGCCACCGTAACGCGAATCAGGATCGAACGCCTGAAACACGTCAGGAACCACCGGCCCGGCCAGCACCATTTGCGAGGGATCGTTGTACGCAGCTTGAAAGAACAACCGCATAAACACTGCACCAACAGGTACGTTGAACACGTTAGCTGCGGCCCATGGCGTATCACCATTCATAAAGCCGCTAAGGAACACACCGGCTGAGTTGTAGTACGCGACGCCTAAGCTAGCATCCACGAACGACATGACAGGAAAGTTCGCGCACCATTGCGTAGCTCCGCGCAAGTCCATCAACGGAGTGTTGTATGCCCAATTTGCGGTTGCAAACGTGCCGTCTACTGCGTTGACGGTGCCCGGCACGACCAACGAATAATCGAGGATGTTGATCGGTGTACCAACGTCAGTTGCAGCGGGGCCTTGTGGCCCGCGTACACCCTGCGTACCTTGCGGGCCGATTGGCCCCGTCGCAAGCTGCAACGCCTTTTTCATAGTGGGCAACGTCGCGCCTGTACGTGTCGTTACGGAATCCGCTTGCGAGTTCATCACGTCAGAGAAGGTCTGTGAGTCGGTTCCAGCGTCAATGAGTTGCTGTTTCGTAACGGGGTTACTCATGGTGTGTTCCTTTATGGGAGTAAGTGTGTTGAGAGATCGGCCAGCAACGCGAGTGATTCAGGGGCATCCGCGCCATACGTGTTGAATGTGTCTACAAGCGATTGGTCATAGGTTGGATCAACAGCAAGCGGCAAGACGTTTAGCGTTGCAGCGACGACATACGATAAGCCTTCAGTAGAAGCGAGTCGCCATGAACCCGGTTCAATCGAAACGGTGTACGTATCAAGCTGTGCGCCGTCCATGAGCAACGTTGCAGAGAAGGGCTGTGCGCCATACTCGATGAGTCGGTAGAACGCTTGCATGTACGAATACTCAATAGGGTTGAGCGTCCATTGCACAATGATGGGTGCGACCTTACCCACATTGTCTTTACGGAGACGTGGCAATCCACCGTCTAAGATGTTTGACACAACGGGGCTACTTCCGGTGAATCCGTATCCTGTTGAATCCGGCGCTATGGCTAGTGTCTGCATTAGCTGCGTACCCGCTTTACTGTCGTGTGTTGGGCCAGCGCCTTGCTTGCCGGACTATTGGGATCGCGAAGGTGAGCGGCCATGAGGTTAGGTGTTTGTTGTTTCACAGCCGTAGCAGCTTCGCGACGTGCGATAACCTGCACTTCGTTAGGGCCAATCTGATTCGTTTCCCATGACAGACCAGCAGTGTGATCCTCGATAGACACCTTCATGCCGGTGGAGATAGCTTGAGGCTGTGTGCCAATGTATCCACCCATGGAATACTTGCCAATCTTCGCGCCCCGGTTGATCGCATCAATGACGCCGTAGTTATCGCGCGTGGCTTGTGCGTTGATGACATATTCGCCGGGTGACAGCATAGCTGGTACAGTGTCCGATGTATCGTGCCCGGAACCGTAGACGCGCCCGCCGCCTGCGAAGTGAGCAATGGACAACGCGTTTGCTAGGCCGGTAGTAGTCGTGAGCGCGAGATCAGCACCAATGGCGTTACCGCCGAACGACGCCAGCGACGCCAGCGCCGCAGCCGGTGCGTACGCGGCTGCAATGGCTGATCCTGTCGCAACAGCAGTCGCAATCTGTGATGTTTGCCCGGCTGTGCCGAATGCAGCAGCAATGGCCCATTCGATTCCCAGCTTTACAAGCGCGCTAATCAAACCTGCGACGGCCTGACGCGCCACATCCTCTAGCGACTTACCAAAGTCTTGTGAGTAGACAATAGCGCGTCCCACAGAGTCAGCAAAACCGTTATCAAGCGTTTCATAAAAGTTGTTGAGTGCCTTGCTAGCGCCGACGTTGAAGCCTTCGTAATCCTTCTTCAAATTCAATAGTGCATCTTTTACCTTGAGAAAGGGCGAGGTGTCACCCATCTTGATTGCAAGGTTGGCTTGTGCGAGTTGAATCTTACCTAATGTTGTGGCGTACTCAGCGCCGTACACTTTGCCTTGCGCCCATGCCGTATTGAGAGCAAGTGTATCGTCGGCCAGCTTCTTAGTTTGATCCGTGTCGTTGAACGCGCCCACACCCTGAGAGAGAGTCTGTGCCCGGCGAAGATCAGAACCCGCAGTTAGGCCGCTAGCCAACGCAGCTTGTCCTACAGCACTCCCACTGTCAATGCCTTTGGCCTCTAGTTCTTTGATGAGCTTCAGCTTGAGTTGCGCGTTCGCTAACTCGGTGCCGTACTTGAACAGCAGAGTGGTTTGATCCTCGATGCCTTTGCTGTATTGGTACAGTGGAATCGTCGCGTCTTTGTAGGTCTCACCCGCTTTGAAAAGAAACTCGGTGTACTGCTGAATGTGTGCAGGGTCTTCACGCATCAATGTGCTGATAGCCTGCTGCGCAGCTTCGTATGTCTGTAGCGGGCCGCGTGCACCTTCGTAAGCAGCGTTCAATTCCTTCTGATACGTGGCGAGAGTAACAATAGCGGTGTTGGCTTCCGTGAGATATGCAATCAGTTGCGGCCCTACTTCGATGTGCTGCTTTTCGAGCGCAGCGACTTCCTTCTCAACTGCAAGCTGAATCTTCCGCGCGTCACCGTAAGACACCACAGCAGCAACTTGCGCATTCAGCCCGGCAACAGTAGTGATGACCGTTTCATTCTGTTGGTTGATTTGCTGTTTCGCAGCACCAGTCTTACTATCAATCGCATCAGCGAAATCCTGATTGCCCGGAAGGTTGTTACGATTCTTCTGATAGAAGTCGAACGTATCCTGCGCAGTTACGAAGCCTTTGGAGTTCGTCTTAGTTCGGTTGAGTTCGTCATTCAGCCGCTTCATCTCAGCAGCAGCGGCCTTAGCTGCATCCTTGATGGCGGCAAGCGGTTCCTTTTTCTCAGCCGCTTCCAGATTCAAACCCAACACAGTAGCGCTAACGCCCGCTTCCTTGAGCGCATCGTTGGCAGTCTTCAATTGCGCTTGTAGCGCCTTCACCTGTGTGGGATCAGTAATGTTTAGTTTCTGATCGTGTGTTTCAAACCCGCCGCCCGCGCCGTTATCCTGAAATCCAGTAACGTCGTGCGTGCCTTCCAATTGCTTGAGATACGCAGCCTTGAGCGCAGTGAGTGACGTGATTGTCTTTCCATTTAGGTCAATCTCAGCCTGCACACCGGCAACGCGAGCCTTCTGCAATGCCAGCCCTTGCAGCCCGGCATCATTCACAGCATTACGTGCAGCAAGAATCTTCTTTTGATCCTCGATGTCTTTCAGTGTCGTGGATGCGCTCTGTACCTCAATCGTCTTCGGGCCAAAGTTACCCTGATCTAGCAGCCGGGCAACGCCGGAAGCTGAGAAGACACTAGCCTTCGCCTTGATGACGCGTTCACCGTCAAGAATTTCCTGATCGCTAGTCTTACGCGATGCAAGCGACATCTGACCAAACGCAGTTACAACGTTGCCAATAGCAACAGCGACTTGAGCTAAGACAGCAACGAGCGCAAGCGCGCCCAACACAGAGAACGCAGCCGCTATAATCGGGCCGCTACCCACAAGTGTGCTTAGGAAGGACGCGGCCAATCTGTTCGCCGATGTAATGTTGCCTCGCGCAACACCCAGCGCAGCCGTCATACCCCTGACGCCTCCCGCCGCAGTGGTAGCGCCGCCGCCCATGGCACCAAAACCGCCACCTGCCCCGCTAGCAGCCTGAGATACGCCCCGCGCAGCGCCGACGAACTGCGTAGTAGTAGCAGTGAGTAACGCGAGTCGTGCTTGTGCTGCGGTGGCGGAAGTAACAAGTACGTTTAGTGCATTGGATAGACTTGTTGAGGTAGTAGCTGCGAGTGCAGCGGCCTTTGCGTAGTTAGTGGAACTTGTACTAAGCCCGCCTGTTGCAGAGCTAAGACCCTTTACCGCCGACGTGATCCCACTAGCATCTAACTTATTGAGCGACTGTTGTAACGAGTTAGCGCCACTGCCAGCGGAGATAGCCGCATCACCAATCGCTTGTAAGCGCGGTTGGATAGACGCAGCAATTCCGTCTGTAACTCCAATGACATAACTAGTAGTTTGATCGGCCAAAAAAGTGACTCCCTAGAGAGTCAATTTAGCACGATCCGCCGTGTCTCTTCCTAGCATTATGGCCCGCTCAACAAAGCCCGGCTGTGCTTGTGGACTACGCCCGTCTTCATTCAAAAAACCTATGTGATCTACGACGTTAGCAATGTAGATCGTTTCACCTTGAGTTACACCAGCAATGTTAGCGCGCGCAACATCCATTGCAGCAGCCGCGTTAGCAGCCCCACCGTGCCCGTCGCCTATACCATGATGATCGTAAGCACCAGCAGTTGACGGTACGTATGGATCAATAGGCTCTGAAGCAGGCGCGCCCACAGTAACTTGCCAGTTGGAAATAGCAGCCCCGGTGTCAATCGGTGTCATCTGAGTTAGGTTGTTCTCGATGTCTAATACAACAGTCTTCTTACGCTCGTTCGTAGCGACTTTGATCTTCGCAGGCAAACCATAACAAAAGGCAGCAAGATCGCGCATGTTACCCGCCATTACTTGCCGCCTTCCTGTCCTTCTTAGCGAAGTGAGTTATGTAAGCGCCATCCATGCGACGTACAGCGATAAACAATGTGTACCGCTGTTCGTAGTCAAACTCGTTCGCTTCCGCGTACCACTCGATTGCATGCCATGGGATACGCCCTACTCCCATCCCTGTAGGTCGTTCGCTGTCTAGATCGTAGAACGCATATAGATACAGTGCGTTCCCAGCTTGCAACTCCGGTTCGGCTGCAATCGCAGCGGGTTGCGGCTTGCCCATGTTGTTAGCCATGCTTGTGATGCCTTGAGCGATTGGGCCTAGTTCCAATCCATACAGCAAGACATCAGTTAGTTTTTTGCGATACCTTCGATAATTCCCTCACGGTAGCTGTCGGCGGTTGCAGACTTCGCAGCGCAATCGCGGAAGAGATCGGGAATAGCGCAGAACATCGAAGTACAGTTGTCAACGGTGAACGGGATATCAAACGATCCTGAATCACTTGCAGCTTCGTTGGTGTCGCCCAGCCCAATCCCGGCGAAGTCAAGAGGCAAGCGCACATTACGCCACGACTTGACGCAGACTTCGGAGTACACACGCGCGGCGATGAAGATGTCAGTTTCTTCGTCCAATACGCCGTGATCCATCTGGTTTTTATACGGCTTGCTGACTCGCTCGAATACCCGGCGATACTCAGGTGATTGAATGAAGGTGCGACTTACAACGAGTGTGGGCACAGTGCCGTCTGCGTTTGGCTCAAAGGTAAGTTCAACACCTTCCTTCTCAGCCTTCAAGTTAGTTCCAAACTGTTTCAATAGTCCCATGATGTTACTCCGTAAAAAGAATACCGGGGTGCGTTTTAGGCAACCCCGGCTTTGATGCACCTACTTTACTACAGCCCGGCGTAGCCTGATACTGCTGAATCGGGAAGGTAAGAGAAGTTCGTCAGTGACATCGAGTAGCCGTACTTATTCGCGGCTGCATCCGTTGTCAAGTCGGCCATGATCTTAGTATCCTTCACGATCTTGAGTTGCCCGCCGCCCAGTGTTACGAGCGGAATATCAAACACGGTACCAGCATTACGCGCCGCGAAGATGTTAGTCATTCCAACGTCTGCGTTGTTCTGCACAGCAGCAATCGAATTGATGTCATCAAAGTACAAGGTTGCAGTGCCGCCAACCTTGAAATCACCGACAGTCACATCGAAGCCGCTAACTGATCCCAGCGCCGCAGCAACCTTGGCCTGATTGTCAATGGTCATCTTCACATCAGTGGCGTACGCGAACAACGATGTGGAATCAGTGCCGTTCACTGTGAGAAGCGACGCATATAGATCGCGCGACGTGTTGTAACAAGTCTCGTTGAAAAACGGCTGGGGTGTAGCAATCAACGCGGTGTCGTTGGTGTAGTCGCTACCCATGCCCACAAAGGTGAGATCGGCGTCAACCTTGGATGCCTGCGCGATGTTCAACGTGAACTTATCCGCCACACAGCCGCGCATGATTTCCAACTGATCCGCGTTGCCAACACCCTTACCAAGATAACGAGGCATGGTGTAGCTGCGTCGCTTGATGGTTGTCAGTGTCGTTTGATTGGCAAGGAACGAACCAAAGTAAAGGTTCGCGCCAGCCGCGCCACCCTTGAGTGCGCCCGCTGAGTCGCCGGTGCTACCAAAGGTAACAAAGTCGAATGACAACGTATGCGCAGCGATTGCAGAGATACGCGCAAAGCCCCGCAACACTAAGCCAGAAGTAGCGCCGTAGAAGTTGAAGTCAAGTGCAGCCGTCGCGTTGCCCTTGTCGCCAACGTACACCCACTCGCCCGGCGTGAGGCCCATGGTGGTGAAATCAACCCCGCTGTCAGTGATCGCAACCACAGCACCAACGAGCGTCATAGCAGCAGCAGCCGTCAAACGGAAGCCGACTGCAACCATCTTCGCAAGTACAGGCGGTGCAGCCTCAACCACGTTCGCGACTCCATCCGTGCGAGTAGCTGAAATGACAGCACCAGCGATAGCACTAATGAGCAACAGCCCGTTGTTGAGCACTTGACCCAACCCGCTAGACAACGCGAGTTGCCCGGCCTTGAACGCAGCAACAGCCGTGTGCAGCGTAAACGATCCAACAGCAACGCTATCGACAGCAACTTTCGCCGCGTTCATCTGTGCTGACGTTGCCTTTTCTTTGATGTCTGCGAACAAAAAGCCCTGCATCAATCGCAGTAAGTTGTTTTGTGTGTAGTCAGACTGAAAGCCAGCAGCAACATCGAGTGCAGTAGTCGTGCCCTTTGACTGCTGACGTGAAATGTTGATCGGTGTGCGGGTGACGCTCTTGGTGGTGACTCCCCAATTCGAGTAACTGTTGGGTTCAATCGGATAGAACGGCCCCGGCGATGTTACACCCAACGTTGTCTCTTCACCGTAGTACGCTTGACTGCTATTACTGTCGATTGCAGGCGGCATGGTATCTCCGTGTTACTGGTAGTTGTCGTAATGGCATTCCACCATGACGTTAGTTTGATAATGCGTGTCGGTATTACCTACCTCGCGCACCTGTTGATTAGTAAATGACAGCACACCTGACGGCGAAGGTCGGCGGAAATAGTTTCTAACTAGTTCCGCTAGCAGATTACCATTGTCAATCGACCCCACAATACTTACCGGTGAATAAATCTGCACGATGAGTTGACCTAATGCTGAGTAACGACTAACGCCCTTGTTCTTAGCTAGCGAGGCTTGTACGTCACGCACTGTTGTGTAGAACACGCGGCCCCAATATCCATCATTGGGCGGCGACGCGATAATAGGCACACCGGGCCAACGCATTTCGATAGCAGGCACAGCAGCGCTATCAATGCCATCATTGATAGCCGCAAGCACGATCCCATATAGCTCATCCTTTGCCTCGGTATAGGTCATGTTATGTCGTCCGGTAGTTCAATGTTGACTAATCGTGCAAGTTCGGCTAACTGACTATTCGCAAGGAATGGTTCAAGCGAGTTAGGCTGCGATGGCACACCTATCTCAAGGTTCAACTTCCATAGAAGGACTAAGCCGCCCGGATCAACCGTCTTTATCTTGCCTACTTTGTAGAAAAACCCGCCGCGAATAATCAAGTCATTGACTCGCGGTGTGAAGGTAAGTCCACCAGCTATCAAGGCCATCTTGTTACCGCCGATAACATCAGTGCCATGGACAAACTCTGCAACCATTCCCTGCGTGCTGCTGCCACGACTTTGTGCATCAACAAACACAGCATAGACAGGGATCGCCGGTACGAATGCGTTGGGATCGGTGCCGCTTGGCGTGAGGTTGCCAACCTTCCACGGCTGTGCAGGATTATTCACCACTGCATCAGCGATGGGCTGATACTGCACTAGATCGCCTTTGGCGCGAATCTGACGCTGTGCTGACGCGAGTTGTCGCGAGTAATCCGCCACGTTATATCCTCACGCCAGTGAAAAAGTGACTTCCACCGTTGAACAAGTATGGGTTGAGGAAGGCCATAACTGCGGGCATGATCGGCGCGTAGTTAGTACCTAGCGTCTCTGAGTATTCCGTTTCGAGCACATCTGTTTTCTCGCGCACAATGAACGCGCCAGTAATCGAAGTGATAGGTCCATTCGGCCCGGCTGGGATCGCACCAATACCTTGCCCGGCCTGCGATGGCTGCAAGGCGATGCCGGATAGCTGCTGCAAGGCGAGTTCGGCCTGCGCATGCTTGATGCGTGTAGGGATCACAGTTTTGTCTTGTAACGTGTACTCAATCCACACGTCTTGACGCGGCCATGCAAGCGATTGGCCTGCGAACACCGGGCATCCCCGGAACTTATCGCGCAATGTTTCGAGATAGTCAGCCGCGCGGATAAGGAACGGCGTGAACACCGCGATAGTCGCCGTATCCGGCATAAGCGCTGTTGGGAACGACACGCCCCTGTCATTGGCATACGTACGTAACTCATCAACAGTGATGTATGAGTTAGCGCCGTCAACTCCGGTGCCGTCTTCAATGACTAGGGGCATTGTCGTTCCTTTCTCTTACTGCTGTGCAGGCGCGGTGAAGGTGCCGGGCGCGGTGAAGTTGCCAGCAGGCTTGTTCGGATCGGTAACAGGCACGGTAGGCGTAGCAGGCTTGGTAGCAGGCGCGCCAGCGGCCCCGCCTGTCGCGAGTTGATCGGACAGCGGATGCACGGCGGCTTGCTCTGCTGCAAGCGCAGCGTGGAACGCTGCAACGACTTCCTCAGCACTCTTGAAATCCTTGTAAGCAAGCGGTACCGCCGCACCTGTGACAGCATCAGCAGGTTCGCCAACGCCGCTTTCAACTTCAACGTAACGTGCGTTGCGAAACACAACGGACACACCCTTACCGCGCAGCGCGTTGGCTTCTGCCTTGTCTGCGGGTGTGGGAACAGGCCCGTCAATGAAATAGATAATCTTTGGGGTTTTCATGCTTTGATTCTCCGTTGCTGCGAAGTGAGGTTACTAAGTGAAACGGCGCGCCCACAAGGTCTGCAAGCGCGCCGGTAATGCGCAGTGATTTAGCCGTTCGACTTGACGAGCACGCCCGCCGTGTCTTTCACGTTGGTGACGTACTGATCCCAGTTGGTGCCAGTCGCAAGAGCCGCAGCAGTCGGTGCATGACCACCGTTTGCCTTGTCCCATGCGTAGCCCTTGACGCCCATCATGTAAGACCATTCCGCCTGCAATGTGCGCGAAATGTTCTCGTTTCCGTTCCGGGTGTCAATGTTGCTGGTATAGTCGCTCTGCTGCATTACAGTGACAGCGCCAGCAGTGAGGCCCAGCGTGCCATAGATATCCAGTGTGGTTGCGCCGTTGCCAGTTTGCAGCTTGAGTGCAGCGTTGTCACTGATGACGAACACGCGACCAATCGCGTCACGCATCACGTTGACATCACCGAAGCGGAAAAGACGCTCAGAGTTGGTCAACGCATGCACAAGCACGCCGGTGGACGGTACGCTATGCATGATCCATGCTGCAATGCGGCTACTCTGATCGCCGAACTTCTGTGCGCCGTTCGCGAGATCAACGAAGTTCAACGTGTGCCCGCCTGTGCCGAACGCTGTAGTCACGTCATAAGTCACAGCCGCGCCGACGTTCTGAGTCGCGCCGGAAACAGCGGCAACACAGTTGGTCAACATCTGCTGCAACATCTGTTCCGCAATCGACACACCCACATCGTCAGCGGCAATCTGCGGATTCGACTGAATCCATGCAAACTGTGCCGGGTCGAGTTCAACCGGGAAGCTGCCAGCGGCAATCTTCACGATAGTCTCAGTGATGTTGGTAAGTTTCTTGGCAGCAAGCGCGCCAGTACCATACGGATTACGCTGACGGACGACGCCAGTCAACAGCTTGTACTTGAGGCTGTCGAAGTAATCGCCCGGATGTGCCTCGGTGCCAAGCACAATCGTGCCCTGAGATGCAGCGTTGAACAAGTCAATGTTCTCCGCAAGCATTTCAATCGCAGTCGTGCGTACCGAGTCCTGAAATACCGCTAAGTCTGAAAGAGCCATGATGAATCCCCTTGCTACGCGTGCGCAGCGTGTTGGTTGATTGGGTGTGACTTACTGCGTTTGTTCTGCGGCCTGCTTTGATGCGACGTGAGCAATACGATCAGCTTGTGACATATCGCGCAACAGAGTAGGTTTGCCAGCACCGCCAGCGGGGGATTGCAATGGAACGGTGGAACCTTGCCGCCCGGCACCGCCTGTTGCTTGACTGGCGATAACCAGTGAAGACAGCTTGGTATCAGCGCGCAATTCTTTTTCGAGATCAACGAGTGTGGTTGTGGATGCCTTACCATCCTTCATCACTGTGACCTTCGGTGCATCGCCTGTAATGTCAGCGACGAGATGCTTGGTGATGTGCGGCAACAGCGCATCGGCATTCTTGGTACCACCAATCTTCAATGCCAGCTTGCTCGCTTCAGTCTCGACAAGCGACGACTGAATGAACGCCTCACGCTTGGTAAGCAGCAGCTTGGTTGGCTCAAACTCCGCAGCGGCTTCCGCCTTGGCAGTGGCCTTGATTGCATCAACGCTAGGTACAGCGGCCAGCTTGGTTTCAGCAGCAGTGAGCGCAACCTTAGTTGTGCCTAACTCTGCGTTCAAGCGAGTTACTTCTGCTGTCTCACGATCCTTCGCGCGCTTCAACTCACCTACAGGCTCATCGTGTTGCAGGATGAACGTATCACCCGTCTTCTTATACAGGGCTTGAATTGCGGGGTCGAGTGCGGCGTGTCCGGTTGCGTCAAGGCTATTTTTCAGCATGTAACTACTCTCCTAGAATGTATTTGACTTTGCCTTGAAACTCAGTAAGTGTCAAGGGCTTTACAGTGCGGATGTTACTAAAACTTGTAGCTGAGATACTACCATTCTTTAGGTTGGTTCCTAACATATCATTCAGTATCCAATCTGGCTGAGTTACAAGCCAGTCAGCGAACGTCTTAGGTATGTCGTGCAGCTTAGTTCCGCTCTGCACAGGTACTATCTTTGACCTACAAAACCAGTGCGCGGGCGGTAACGGGCCTTCACCGAACACATAGACAACACCATTGCGTGATGCACAGATAACAGTTGTCTTGTTATCCATGATGGCAACCCATTGGTATTGCTCAAAGTAAATGCTGGCAACAGCACCTTGTACCTCGCTAGTTACGTGCTGCAAGATCGTGGCGACTAGCGCGGTGTGACGATCAGAGAACATCTTGAGTACGCCGCCGCTGTAACTCGCGTCAGTGCCCAACAACGAATCTGATAACTGCTGTTTCGTCCATGCATTCGCGTATCCCTTGCGGATCGTCGCATCAATCGACGCGCTAGCTGCTGTACCGAATTGGTCAATCATCGGTAGCATGTACCCACCGTTAGCAGGGACAGGCGAGTTAGTTACTGTTGCCCACAAGCGCGTATTCGATTCGTCCGTGCCAGAGACGATCCCGACGCCGTATATTCCCGATGCATTCTCGTTTTCTTGATAAGCCGCTGTGAGGCTGTAGACAATCCGCGCAGATGCGTCAGATTTCCCCGGTACTTCGGTGCGTTCATAGTCCTGCTGAAACTGAATGGGCAAGTTGGCATATTGACCCTCCGTTATCTGTGTGCGTAACACTTGGTTGGCTTCTGTGGGTGTCTTGGCTGTTACTTCCTGCAATATCTCTTTGTGAATGTCGAGATCAACAGCAAGAAACTGTTGCAACAGCTTGGCTAACTCATCTGTGTAGATGGAATAGAAACGCTGTTGTGCTAGCGTGAACTTACGTATGAAGTCGTTTAGCTCACCCTTGGTGAATAGGTCAATCGTCGCGTAGCGATTCAGCGCTAGATACCGCGCAAACTCCGCATACAGCTTGTTGAGCATCAACTTGTAGTTACCAGCAAAACCACTCTTCACTCCCTCTAGATAGACTTGGTGCCTAAACAGAAGGTTGAAGAGACGCAGGTTACTATCTGTCGCGAGTTGATCTAGCTGCTTAGGCACTACTTACCTTTCCCAGCAGGCTTTTTCTTGATGGGTGCCTTCGGGTTGCCAGCTTGACCCGCTGGCTTATTCGGATCAGGCCCGGCGCTACCGGCTGGCAATGCCATAGGATCAGCCGCAGCAGCATTCGCCGCGCGTGTAGCTTCGTCGGCGGCAACCTCTGCCTTGTAGTCAGCAGAGTTGAGTGTTGCGATGCCATTAGACTTCATCACGTCGCGCATCTCTGTTGTGGTGATCGCACCAACTTGCCACTCTGCAACGAGTTCCTGACGTTCCGCAGCGCTCATCCGTTGGAACTGGAATGCGGTATTGAACTTCACAGATAGTGTTGCGTTGTCATCGTCAGTCAATTCGTCATCATCGGCTGATTCAACCGCTGTCGTTACGCCCATGAACATCGCGCAGAATCCGAACACGTATTCGTATGCAGCGCCAACGTTGCACGCTACACTACTCAGTATGCTTGTCTCGCTTGTTTCATCAATGAGTTCGCCCGTTGCCGTCTGTGGGTTGCCACCGCCCAATGCTTCAATCAGCTTCGCGCCCAGCGCAATCATCTGATCTTCTTTATGCTTCATGGCCTCAAGCGGCATGCTGTTGGCGGTGACTTGCATCAATCCCATTTGCCCGCCAGCAGGAAGCGGTACAACAGCGCGCGAACCAAGAGGGATATTCTTGCTTCCCCACACATTCTTGAACCACGATTCGGTTAGGCCCGCAGCCCATGGTGTAGGTTGGCCGACTTGGTAGCATGCATCTTCGTAGTCAGCAGAGTTACGGTAATGGCCGATGTTGATTTCAGCAATGTCGTGCAGTGGCGGCTTGTCAGGGAAACTATCGTTGTTGAGCGCACCAAAGAACGTGAACGGGATCGTAGTTAGTGGCGCACCATTCGCATCGAGCGGTGCGAATCCGTCTGTCTTTACGAAGTTCGACGGGCCGCGCTTGCCTTGGTTCTGATCGCGCCATATCTCAACCTCATGCTGTCCGGTTGGATTGATCTTGAGTACACGGTATTGCGTGTAAGGCCGCGTCTCGAATGCGTCAACAGCTTCGTGCAAGTCTTCCGCAAGCACGATCAGTGAGAAGTACGTCCGCGCCCCATCCACCTCGATACGCCAGTTGATAATCTGCCATGGCGCATACAGCTTCACGATGGGCTGTGCAGCACCACCGTTGATTTGATCCACGCTCAACCCACCGCCTGTATCGGGGAAGTCGGCCAGCAGCCCGCCACGGCCATAGGCGAGGCCGTAATCCACAGCACGCTTCGCCTGTTGGGTGAATGTCACACCGGCCCCGTCAATGTTGCCTAGCATGGTGTCGAGTTCGGCGGGTAGCTTCAACGCCGGTTCGCGGAGGAAGATTTGCCCGCGCATGCCCGCTTGCGTCTGCGCAGTTACACCCATGAACTGCGCGCGTTCAAGATAGCCACGATAGCGTAGCATGTTATCCGGGCTAGTGTCATTGGGGTTAGGCTGCGGTAAATACCGTTTGGCGTTACTAAGCCTGCGATTATTACCTAGATTATCGAAGCCATTTATTCCGCTGACATAGGTGGTGCCCACAGTATGACGCCCCTTGATAGCTGGCGCACCTTCAATGACATCGCGAATCATATAGTATTGCGCGAGGAAGTTACGTAATTCGGGGCGCATCCATGCGACGTTGGGCATAACTAATCTCCTACTATGTTGGGAAGGACGCAGTAAGTCCAAAAGGTGCGTTCAAATTACCCGCTAGCACGCGATATCTTACCATGTCGTACGGGTGATCTTCCGCCTTTGTATCCACGTCATCTATGATCGTCTTATGCCTTGGTAGAATAGGAATCGTACTAATGCTAGCTACGCAGTTATTCATAAAGTAGATTGCCGGGCCTTCGTGATCTAACCCAGCTTGCAACCGCTCACGCACTAGTGATAAGCCGCGAATGCGCGAACCTGCTGTCTTGTCAGATTCTTCCCAAAAAATGCCGTAACTCTGCATAACCTTTTCAGGTGTGTCGTTGTCGCTGTCTTCAACGCGCCGAATGCGATTATCAGCCGGGCCGGGCATTGGTAGCTTGTGAACCCATCCCTCAGTGAGTAACGCTAACTCAC